CCATATTTAATGCAGTATCAGCCGAAATTCCATCTAATAGTTTAAATGCTTGTTGTACGTTTGCTAAATTATCTACCGATATACCACTTCTTTCAGCGAATATTGCCATATCAGCAGCTAATTTTGTAGAACCACTACCTGCTTTAGATGCTGCGGTTGTTGCTGATGCAATACTTTCAGCAGATATACCTGCTAATTGTAATTTAGATGCAGCATATCCTACACTACCCAATCCTTTACCAAAAAATGCAGTTTTAGATGCTGCGTTAAATTGAGCAGCCATTTCTTGCAATTGGAAACCAAAGTCCATAGCGGCTTGTTTTCCAGCAAATGCCAAATCGTTTCCTGCTTGTGCTACATTTTTAGCACCTTCAATTTGATTCTCTTTTACATCATTCGATGCCTCAATCGCCGCTTGAGTACCGGCGCCGAAATAATCATATGCTAGTTTTCCAGCGGCTGCTCCTAAAGCAATTAATGCCGCTTTACCCAATGTACCTTTGTTTGCAATATCCCCTACCACATCACTCAACTCTCTAGCCAATGGAATACCACTACCACCAAGTTGGTCTAACGCAGTATTCATTCCACCCAATGCAGCTGCGCTTCGTTGTGCAGCTTGTTCAAAGGATTCCATCTCTGCTCTACCTTGTCTAAATACTTCCACTAAATCTTGGCCGGATTGGGTGCTCGTATCTATTAAACCTATAAGTTCATCGAATGATGCTAAAGATTGCTGTACTAAATTATTATATTCTTCCTGTCCTATTCTTCCCTGTGCTAATTTAGCAGATGCTTGTACAATAGAAACATTCATATTTCTATAAGCATCATTAGCTTTATCAATATGTTTTAATTGCCTATCATCGAATCCAGCAGTTTCAACTATACTAGCTATATCACTTAATGCATCTTTTGCAGAATTTAATTTTGTTCCGAATTTTTGCTGTAATTCAACATTATTTTGTAAAGAATTTCCAATACTTGTTAAAGTATCATCTATATCATCAAAGTTTCGTAGGTTCTTCGATATTACATTTTTTAGAGAATTCAATTCATCTAATTGGTCCTCTAATAAACCAAGAATTATTTTTTGTTGTTCCGCACGAGCTTCTAAATCTCTTAATTCTTGCCCAGATGCGGTTGCGGCAGCTCTATTTTGCTCAGCGATTCTTTGCTGAGTAGCTTCGATATCTCGAAGTAAATCCCTTCTTTCTCTTTCGTTAGGAGTTGCCATTTAGTTAATAAAAGATTATTTATTAATTGATTTCAAATAATTGGCTAGATATTGAGATTCGCCACCATATTTTTGCATCATTTTTTTTCTATCCGCCATATTTTTAGCGATTAGTTCATCAAAATCTTTCCAAATATCAGCAAGTTCTGGACTTTTATCTTCTAAACTACCTATCCAAGCTTTTTCTTTTCCATCTGCTTTTGCTCTAAAAAAGCTTTTGAAAAAATCGGATATACCAGCTTCTGTTATTTTTATCTTTTTAGGCATATTAGTTCTATTGTTTATTCTTATATAAATATCATCTTCTTCTTATTTTAGAAGAATTATTTGATGGAGATTTATTTGTAACTTTATTCATCGCTTCACTTTCGTTTTCTTTTACTTTAAGTAACTCTCTCCAATAGAATTCTCTTAACTTAATAGGCATGAAATATAAGTCATGCCAATTGAATCCACCATTGGCATAATAAATCATTTGAAAGATTTTCTGATGTAAAACTAAAGAATAGTTATTCGCTAGGGTAAAAAAAGTCAACCCCAAACGGGATTCGGAGAGCCTCCTTCTCACCTGTAAATGGGGATTCGTAATCGAATTTTAAATCTAAATCTGGACTAAGTTTACTAATTTCTTTTCTTAGTGATTTAGAATCTCCTGCTAATAATCGATTTGATACAAAGTTACTAATGTATCCGATATCTCTATTTCCATCTACTTCGGTGATAATTCTTCTATATCTCGATGTAATTTCGTTACTTGATTTTGTAGCTTTTTGAATAGCCTCAATATCTTTGTTGATAGAAAGTTCATCACCATGTGTTAATAATCTAAACTTTATAGAAGCTTTAGATATTGGTAATGTATAATCATATTCATTCTTTCTATTCAATTTAGATTCATCAACTTCTTTAATTTGTATTTTTGATAAATCCACTGTTACTTTTACTGGCTCATTTGCTTCCGGGTCATTAATAGTAACTTCGTATTCAGGTCCAAATGCCAATACTCTAGATGATATTAAAATAGCATTTTTATCACCTACTAATAAATCATTTATGTTTACACCTGGCTCTACCACTACCGATTCCAATAGTTTATCCAAATGCACACCCTTTTTAACTAAATTAGCTGAAGTAAGAATATCTTCTTCTTTAGCTGTCATTAATTTGATTGTGATTTCTCCTTTAGATAGTGGAGATGATTCAGGATAACATAATCCTTTTGATGGTAAACTGATAATTTCAGTTGGAAATGGATAGTTTCTTTGGTCCGATGATGCTCCCAAACCTCTTGTAACTTGTTGTTCTACGTTTTGTTGTTCCATAATATTAATAACTTTATCTTTATATATAAGTATATATAAATAAAAAAAGGAGAACATTTCTGCTCTCCTTTTAAACTATTGAAAAAATATTATTTTAATTACTCACTTCTACGTTCTAACAATTCAGCCTTAGCTCTCTCATACATCAAATCACTAATCAAATCACGATCGAAGTAATACTCCATATTTAGCTCAAATGAACTAACTCCCAAATGTAGAGCTCTACTCTCTACGAAGTTACAATACTCATACACACTCATACCACACACATCTAAAAGCTCCATATGTTATTTATTTTAAGGATTAATATTCAATTAAGGAAATTGGAACGATAAACACACCACCACTCTTTACACTTAGAGTAGCTTTGGTTCGGTTAATCTTATTAACAGACAACTCTTTACCACGCAACTTAGGGTGATTTACTCTAACGGTCATACCCACAGCTAAACCCACTTTCTTTTGAAGTGATTCAATATTACGTTTTTGTTTGATTAACTCAACAACAATCTGATTGATGTTTCTTAATTCCGCTACTGATAGATTTGATAATTCTGAAATGTTCATAACTTTATTTGTTTTACGTTTAACTCTTATTACATAGTAAAGGTAATACATTCTGCTATAAAAGTCAAGCCTTTTTTCAATTATTTTTCAAATTTATAATCATTCTAAATAAGACATAAAAAAAGGGATAGAAATCTACCCCTTTTTAATTATTTTAAAGTTTACCTATTAGAGATTAGTACTCAAGAATTGCGTAATCGTATGCTAATGTCAATTCGATTGATAATGGGTCATTTGAAGCCCAATCCAACTCACCGAAGTTTGCTGAAGAAATGAATGCTCCTTTAAGAGTCCATTGTTCAACTTTATCACCTACCGGTCCTAATAGATAGAACGTAATATCTTTCTTATAGAAAGCTGCGTATCCATCTCTACCTGTCAATGATTCGTGTGAACTTCTAATCCACTCCATAACTTGCTGTGCACCTGATGGTACAATTGGGTCATAAAGAGAGATAGTGATATCATCCCAAGTTGATTTACCTTTAATTTTTCTTTTTACGTTGATGTGGTCTAGCTCAACTACTTCCGATGTGAAAGTTGGTCTACTAGCCGTTTTTATCATATACGATTGGATACCGTTGATTTCCATTATAAATCTATTACCTAACTTTGGTTCAAAGTTGGTATAGAACATTTTATCGAACTCTAATACTTCTGGCATTTTTTTCTCTATTTAATTGTTTTCTTTATATAAATATCTACTTTTAAAATTATCCGTTAAACGCTGCGCCAGTTGGTAAGATGTTGAAATCAATTTGAATGAATTCAGCTGTCTTAGTTGGTTGTAAGTAGATAGCTCCTTTCATAATGTTTCTATCAATTACATCTGGTGTGTTGTTTGAATCATCCATCACAACTCTAAATGCGTAAAGTCCTTGTCTTTGTTGGATTGATTCCAAATAAGGATTTACAATATTTAAGAATCTATTTCTAGTTTCAGCAGTATTTTGTTCAAATACTAAATATCTTGAAGTAGATGCGATGTATTTTCTAACAGTTAATAATAATCTTCTAACGTTAATTCTATCCAACGCAGATGGTTTATCTTGCAATGTTTTTTGTCCGAATACTACGATACCTTGTCCTGGGAACTGAACGATTGGGTTTACTTTTCCTTCG